GGCGAGCATGGTGATGAAGGCGAGCAGGACCAGGTCGCCGATCGGCTTGTCCCCGAGCCCGCCCATCACCGCCCCCCGCGTCCGAGGTCAGGCCGAGTCGAGCTTGGCCAGGATCGCGGTGGTGTCGGCCTTCGTCGCCTCGGTGTCCCGGCGGGTCTCGCCCAGGTCGAACTCCGGGGATTGCAGCACATCGACGACCGACCGGAAGGTGTCCTCGTACCGGGCCTGCGCGCCGAGCTTGAACTCCTCGGCCCGCATGATGCCGACGTAGTCGTCGTGGATCTGGGTCAGCGACAGATACCGCCGGTCGAGTTCCTCGTTGATGATCCGGCGGAGGTCTTCCTCTGTTGCCATGTCGAACCAGTCTCCTGACGGTGGTTGGGTGCCGGTCATGCGGGCGGCGACGCGGCGGCGGAGTTCGTCGCCGGCCCAGCCGCCGGAGTTCGCGCCGCCGCCGGCGCTCATGTCGATCTTCCGGTTGGTCCACTCGAAGTGGTTGATGGCGCGGTTCGCGGTGTAGCCCCACACGAGGAACTCGGCGGCGTTGATGGCGACCATGACGTCGAGCATCGGGCCGGGCCAGGGGGTGGAGTCGCCGGGGTGTTGGCATTCGGTGCCGGAGTAGTGGCTGTTGCCGCTGATCGATCCCTGGCTCGAAGCGGGGCCGGGCGGCGGCTGGTCGGCCCTGGTCCGGTCGAGGACCGACTGGTTGCCGGTCCCGGCGTGGTTCATCGGGCCGGTGCCGATGAGGTAGGCGACGCCGTGGACGTCGGCGAACCAGTTGACGACGGACCCGTTGGCGAGGTTCGCGACGAGGTTGTTGATGTATCCCTGGTCGGGGTTCATCGAGCACACGTAGTGGTGGTTGACGTGTCCGCTTGGGCGGCCGCCGCTCCAGGAGCCGCCGTTGCTGCGGCCGTAGCAGCCGGACCATTCGACGACCTGGAACCCCCAGGACCGGATCTTGGCGACGGCCTGGGCGAAGTCGTCACTCACTCCCATGGCCGCCCTCGCCTTCGGCGTCGGAGCCGACCCGGACGATCCGGCCGTCGTCGAGCCGGACCCGGTCCGTCGGGACGCCGCGCTGCCGGAGCAGGTGCGCCCAGATCAGGTCGCCGTCACCCGGCCGCGGCTCCCACCGGCGGTCCTCGGTGGTCATGGCGCCGCCGTCATGGCCTGCACCTGGGACAGGATCATCCCGTCGGTGATGACGGCCTCGTCGACGCCGGGGTCGTCGATGCCGGACGCCTGCGCTGATTCCCAGGCGGCGTCCCAGCCGGGCGCAGCCGCCCAGCTCCGTCGAGTGGCGTCGGTCCAGCCGTCCGGATCGTTGATGTGCTGTCCGGCGGCGCACTGGGCGATGCGACTGCGCATCGCGTGGTTGCTGGAGATCTCGTCCTGCGTCAGAAATGACATGTCAGGCTCCTCTGATGTACATCACGCAGGACCAGCCGTTGTAGACGATGCCGGGGAACGGGTTGGGGACGGTCGCTCCTTGGGTGCTTGAGGACTGCCATGCGTTGAAGGTGCCACCCACCGGGCCGGGCACGAGAGTGCCTACCAGGTACGGATTGAGACCGAGCGGGATGCGCATGGTCACGTTCGCGGCGCCGGTGTTCTGCACGGCGAACCAGACCCGGCCGGCCGGGACCGCGAGCGCGACCTGCTTGATCCCGGTGGTCGAGCAGTCGATGGACGCCGACTGGGCGATCCTCGTGCCGGGAAGACCGTTCGCGTCGGCGTACGCGGCGACGACCACCGTGGACGCCCCGGCGGTCGCCACCTCGACGGCGACGGTGTCGATGGCGGTGGCAAGGATCGTCGGGGACGCCATCAGCGACCCCGGCAAGCGAACGGTCGTGGCCACTCCGCCGTAAGCCCACAACCCGCCCCAGCGCCCCGGCGCAAGACCCTGCTCCGGATGCGGGTTCACCTGCGCCGCATGCGCGGCGATCGCCGCGTCCGGGCCGATCATCGCCACCGGCCAGAGCCCGGCGGCCTCGGGTTGGAACACCGGCTCGACCCAGAAGTTCGTTGCGCCCGAGTCGGTGCTCGGCACAGCCCCCGCGGTAGCCGAGTAGCACGAGTTGGACAGGGTGACCGGCGCATTGGTCTGCGGCAGCAGGGTCGGCCCGGTGTCGGAGCGGGAGTAGGAGCTGCCGCCCGGCACCGCCAGTCCGACCCGGTACGAGGTGCCGGCGGTGACCAGCACCGGAGTGGCGAATGAAACGGTCTGGAATCCCTCGGCACCGCCCGGGCCGCTGCCCGAACCCAGCTTGATCGAGTTCATATCCCACATGTCGACGGTGACGGTCGGGTCGGTCGCGGTGGGGCTGCGGTAGAACCGGACGCCGGTCACTCGCCCGGCCACCGTGGAGACGAACTTGACGCCGGCCTCCAGCGGCCCGGCCGACGGCCCCTGCGGGACACCGGTCAGCACCGTCACCGGGGGTCCGAACGGCTCGGCAAGCCGTGGCCCGTACAGCGTGTCGGTGTTCGTGTCGATGTAGTACTGGCCGGGCGCTCCGGTGGCCGGGCCGGGCGGACCGACTCCGGTGAGGATCGTCGGCCCCTGCGGGCCAGTCGGGCCTACCGGTCCTGGCGCGCCCTCGGCGCCGTCTGCTCCCGGCGGACCCATTGCGCCGTCCTCGCCGTCCTCGCCGTCCTCGCCGGGAGGGCCGGGCGGACCCTCCGGGCCGGGCGGCCCCGCCGGGCCCCGGGCCTCCCCGACGGCCACCGGCACCGGGGCCGTCGCCACCGTGACCGCCACCGGCGCCCCGTCCTGGTCGACGACGACCACCGTCACCGGGTCGTCGGTCAGGAACACGTCGGTCATCGCGGCAGCATCCCCGACTCGGTGATGTCCGCGGTGATCGTCACCGGGCCGGCCACCAGCGTCCGCACCGTGGTGTCCGGGAACGTGACCTGCAGGTCCCATTTCGCGGTGCCGCTGATCAGCAACGCCGACTCGGCGGCCGGCAGGGTGACGTCCACGATGTTCGGCGCGGTGACCACACAGCCCAGGGTCGCCAGGACCGCGGTGTCCGGCCGGGCCCGGACCTCCGCCTTCGGGACGGCGCCGGCCAGGTCGTACGGGGCGGTGGCCCCGGCGTCGGCCCAGAAGGTGAACGTCCAGTGCCCGGTGTCGCCCCGGTAGATGTTCAGCGGCGCCTGCTGCGGTGTCATGGCGTCGACAGGGCCTCTGCCCGGTCCCAGGTGGCCTGCACCCCGGACAGCAGCATCCCGTCGGTGACGCTGCCCTCGGGGACGTCGAACCCGGGCAGCGAGATGACCAGGGGCCCGAACACCTGACCGCCGTACCCCCAGGCGCGGAGGATCTGGTCGGCGAACGGTGTCGTCTTCGGCATCGCCTCGTTCGCGACGCACGCGTTGAGGCGGCCCATGAAGGTGGGGTCGGCGATCAGCGCGGCCCGGTCGGCGTATCCAGCCATGTCAGCTCCCTAGTGCGATAACGAACAGGTCGACGGCGCTACTGGCGATGGGGTTGCCGGTGACGAGGTCGTAGACCTCGACGAGGGCGCCGCTGCCGCTGGTCTGGACGACCCGGGCGCCCCACTTGTTGGTGGTCTTGATCCCGGCCGTCCCGGACCAGAGGCTGGTGACGCCGGGCATGGTGACCCAGATGCGGCCGTCGGCGCCGGTCATCTGCGCGCCGCCGGCGAACCGCAGCTTCTGGGTGACCAGCGCGGCGCCGGGCCCGTACTTGTCCTCGGTGCCGACGGCCAGGGCCTGGATGGCGTTGTCGCCGTCGCGGACCAGGTCGGTGCCGACCGGGTAGGGCAGACCGCCGGGTGTCGTCGCCATCAGTTCTCCTCCATCACAGGGACACCCCGTGCAGGTCGTTCCACGTGATCGCCGGGTCGAAGTCGTCCCACTGCCAGCCGGTGGTGTCCGCGGCGGTGCTCGCCGACGCGTCCGCGGCGCCGGCCCAGCCGTAGTCCCACGGCGCCGCGTCCGGGGTCGCCCCGTCGAAGTAGGACCCGACGGCGGCGGCCTGCTCGATCATCAGCCCGGTGGCCTCCAAGGTGCTGCCGGTCGCCCAGTTGGTGCCGCCGGCGGCGACGTCGGCGTAGACCAGCACCCCCAGCGACCCGGCGGGGACCGTCGTGGTGAACACCAGCCGGTACCAGGTGTTCGCGGCCGGACCGGTCACGGTCGACTGGCTGATCGTGCCGCCGCTGACGAGGACCGCCCCGGACACCGCGACCCGGTCGAAGAACTGCAGGATGAACTGCAGGTTCTTCGCGGTGGTGCTGTACCGGATCCACACGGAGAACGTCAGGGTCGTCCCGGCGGTCACCGGGAAGAAGTTGGCGGCGTCCGCCTGGATCTGGAAGCCGGTACCGCCGTTGGCGGTCGCGCCGGTCGTCCACGTCTTGCGGCGGGCGGTGGTCAGCGCGGTCCCGGCGGGCCCGGTGAGGCCGACGACATGGGTGTAGTTGCCGGCGCCGGCGGTGCCGAACCCGCGGGCGGTCAGCCACCCGGCGGCGCCGGTGGACACCGCGCGGGGGTTCGTGGCCCGGTTGGTGCGGGTCGCCGCGCTGCCGGGCAGGTCGTCCCAGTGCACCGACGCGAGGCCCTGCGCGGTGCCGCGGCTGGTCAGCATGTCGATCGACCAGGCGCCGTCGTGGTTGATCAGGGTGCCGCCCTCGAGGAACAGCCAGATGTCCTCGCCGGTGCCGGGTGGCGCCCAGTCGGGGACGTTCGTCAGCAGGATCCCCAGGCCGAGGCGGGTCACCCCGTCCAGGACCGCCATGACCCGGTTCAGGGTGGACGCGTCGACCTCGTCGACCTCGCTCATGTCCCAGGTGAGGCCGCCGACCCGCCACCCGGGGGTCGTCAGCCGGGCCAGCAGCGAGTCGGCGAGCAGCCCGGCGTCGGCCTCGACGGCGAGTTCGGTGCTCACCTGGACGCGGCGGCGGCCCGTCGCGGCCTCCGCGAGGGTGTCGGTGACGGTGTAGTCGCGGGTGGTCGGCGACTGGTTGCCCTCCCCGTCGAGGGTCTGGTCCTTCCAGGACACCACGATGCGGGTGGCGTCGTCCTCGGTGGTCTGCTGCCACTGCACCGGCTCCAGGAGGATGTCGCAGGCGTCGACGGTGATGGCGCGGCTGCCGGCGATCGCCGCGGCGTTGAGGTGGATGCGGACCACCCCGTCGCCGTCCATGACGAGGCGGTTCATCGCCGGCCGGTTGTTGATGTCCTCGAGCCAGAGGTAGGCGTCGCCGCCGGTGGTGGCGGCGGACCAGAGGGCGCCGCCGACGCTCTGGGCGAGCTGGTGGAGCAGGTCACCGGCGGGCCGGTTGTCGACGTCCCGCCAGCTGATCTGCTTCCCCTGCACCGTGGTGTCGATCTGGTAGCTGACGGGCTGCCCGGACGCGGTAACGATATTCGAGAACCGGGTCGACAAGGCTTCTTTCACCCAGGGGGTGTCACCGACGTAACGATTGTTCAGCTCCGCGAGGTGGGTTTGCGCGATGCATTCGACGATGGTGCCGCCGGCGCCCAGGTCGTAGCCGGCGCGGAGGTCGGTGATCCGGCCGGTGAACACCGTCCCGGAGCGGAGCGCCCCGCCGGTCGGGGCGAGGATCTTCAGGTCGTCGAGGTAGACGGCGCCGACCTGGTCCCACGTCACGGTGGCGGCGACCTGGTCCCACTGCAGGGTGTACGGCGCCTGGTCCCACTGGACGCCGCCGGCGGGGCGGACCGACACCATCAGGCCGAGCCACACCTCCGGCGGCGGGACGAACGAGTTCAGCAGGGTCTGCCAGCCGGTGGCGCCGATCGGGATGGCCACCTCCTGCGGGTACAGCGGGACCGCGGCGGCTGCGTTGGGGGCGGTGAACACGACGGGCCGCACCTCGACCCGCTGGGTCGGCAGGAGCAGGTTCGCGGCGAGCACGGACAGCCCCCACTGCCAGGTCTGCCCGGCCTTCGTCCTGGGGATGGCGTCCCACGCCGACGCGGAGCCGTAGGCGGCCGGCGGGATGATCACCGACATGGCGTCCTCACCCGGATTTGCGGACAGCACCGCGGCGCGGGTACCAGTGTGCGGCGGGCCGCCGGCGGTGACGGTGAAGGTGCATCCCTGCCGGGTCGACGGCGGTACCGCGCCAACCGTCATCCCCTCGAAGCCGGCGTCGAACGCGAACACCGGCACCGTCGGGTCGGGGTAGATGGTGGCGTCGGCGCGGACCTGGACCTTCGACCCGATCTTGAGCACGTTGCCGAAACGCTTCCCGCCCTGGACGTCGAGGACGGTGAACGTGCAGGTCCCCGGTTCGGGCTGGTCGAGGGTGTTGTCGCGGCCCCAGACGACTTTCAGGTCGGTGAGGGCGACCGGGTCGGTGTCGAGCTCACCCGGGGTGGATCCGTCGGCGAAGCGGACCCCGTCGACCCAGAGGGTGCAGGTCGGCAGCAGCGACAGCGGCGCGGGGACGGTCATGAGTGGCCTACCCTCGTCCGCATTTCGCCGACGACGACGCCGCCGGTGCGGCGGTCCCGGCCGAGGACGACCTTCTTCACGGCGCGGGCGATGGCGTCGGGGTCGCCGACGCCGACCTCGATGTTGATGTTCGTGACGGAGCTGCCCGGCGCCGCGGACGCGGCCCTGCCGGTCGTGCGGGACGCGCGGCCGCCCTGCAGGGTCGGCGCGGTGCTGAAGGCGCGCACGTCGGCGGCCACCGCCGGCGCCGCGGTCAGGCCTCCCGGCGCCGGCGGGGCGACCACGCTGCCCTGGACCTGGTTCACCGTCACGGTGATCGTCTTGTTGGTCGGCAGGGAGTTCCACACCGAGTAGAAGCCGCTGGCTTCCGCGTTGATGTGGACGGTCGCCGAGTAGTAGCCGGTGGTGATGGCCCGGATGGCGCTGATCGCGGGGCCGTTGTCGCCGTTGATGTGCACGGTTGTCGAGTACTGGCCGCCGATGACCGCCCGGATGGTGTTGTTCACCGGGACCGAGTCGCCCATCAGGTGGACCGTAGTCGAGTACTGGCCGCCGATGACCGCCCGGATGGTGTTGTTCGCCTGGGCCGCCTCGCCCTTGATCTGCACGGTGGTCGACCGGATCTCGTTGACGAACGCGTTCATGATGGCGTTGGCGCCGTTGGCGTTCGCGGAGATGGGGACGGTGACCATGCCGGCCGTCGCCGCCGCGCCGCCGAGGGCCGCGCCGACCGCCCCGGCCGGGACGTTGGTCGGCGCGCCCACCGTCGTCGGGATGGTCACCGGGGGAGTGGTCGTGGCACCGCCGCCGAACAGGCTGCCGAACAGACCGCTCATCAACTGACTGCCGAAGGTCGGCGGCTGCACCGTGGTCTTGATCGGCAGTTCCGGCGGTGGCGGTAGGGATGCGTTGAGCTGGGCAAGGATCTCGGCGGTGCCCGGGACCTTGCTGACGAACTGCTGCTCGATCGGGTCGAAGGTGATCGACTCCCAGTACAGCGCGGTTTTTCTCGCCTCGAAGTCTTCGGCGATGATCTTGAGTTCCTTCTCGCGGAGCTCGGTCTCGTCGAGGATCCCCAGGGAACTGACGACGGAGTCAACGACTTCCGGGGCCAGCCCCAGCGGGGCGAGCATGGCCCGGATGTCGGACTCGGACTGCCGCATCGCCGTGTTGGCGCCGGCCAGCCCCGCCTCGAAGTTGGTCATCCCACCGGACGCGACGAACGCCGATTGGACGAACTCGCCGAGGTTGTCCCGGACGTCGAGCAGCGCGCCGCCCAGCTCGGGCATCTGTTCGGCGATGCCGCCGATGTCCCAGTTGGTGATGAGGTCCATGTTGAGTTTGCCGTCTTCGGCGGTTTGCTTGAACGCCTCGCCCAGGTCTTTCACGCTGGCCGACCACGCCAGGGTGTTCCGCTCGTAGTCGCGGGACCGGCCCTGCCCCTGGTCGATCATGGCGTTGAGCGCTGCACCACCCCGCGCGACTTCGGCCTGCGCCCGGGCCAGCTCGTCGAGCATCACCGCGACCCCGGTCTGGCTGGCCAGGATGTCGAAGTGTGCCTGATTGTCCGACAGCACCTGGTTCTGAGCCTTGAGCGCATCCTCGAAGGCCTTGGCCGCGTCGATCTCCTCGGACGCAGCGTCGACGTACTGCCCGGATGCGTCGATCTGCTTGCCGGTGGCCTGGGCGTTGGCGATCCGGAGCTGGGCGTTGCCCTCGAGCGCGTTGGACGCCTCGAGAATCTTGTCGACCTCGAAGATGTTGACCTTCGACGGGTCCATCCCATGCGCCCACGGGTCCGACTGGATCTGCATCCACAGGTCGGCGTTGCCCTTGAGTACCTCCAGGGCTGTCTGGGCATTGAGCCCGGCCTTGGTCAGCGACGTGTAGGCGTCGGTGCCCATCAGCGCTGCCTCTTGGAGCTTGCGGGACGCGGCGGTCCAATGCCCACCGGCCGCGGTCAGCGCATCCTCGACCGGTTTGAGTGCCGTGTCGGCCTTGCTCGATGCGTTCTGGATGTCGGACACCGTCTTGAGGATGGCCGCTGCGATGAGCGCCAGCCCGAGTGTGATGGCGCCGGGCGCCAGGGCCGCACCCATCGTGCGGAAGGCGGAGCTGAAGGCGCCCATGGCGCTGGGCGCGGTTCGCAGGTCGAGCACGAAGTTGCCGATGGCCTTGCCGGCCGCCATCAGATGCGTGGCCACGTTGAGCTTGGTCAGCAGGGCGAAGGCCGCGACGGTGGCCAGGATCGGGGTGGGCAGCCCGGCCACCCAGCTGATGAGCGCGGCCAGCCCGGTGCCGATGGTGGTCAGCATCGGGGTGAGCTCGCGGATCTTCGCGGACAGGTCCCCGAAGTTCGACAGCAGCGGACCGCCGATGGCTGCGGCGGTGTTGTCGAGCATGGCCTTGAGCGCGTCCATCTGGCCGGTGAAGGTCGTCGCCTCGGATGCGGCCTGCCCGGCGTACAGAGACCCTTGCTGCATCAGAACGTTGAACGTGGCCTGGGCTTTGACGCTGTCTTCCATCGATTTTGCGTTGTCGCCGTGGGCGATTTTCAGTGCCTCAAGGTGGACGATGTTGCCGGATATGGCGACGCCCATATTCTGCAGTCCGTCGTACTCGCCGGCCAGTGCCGCCCGGACCGCGTTGGCCACATCCCCGATCTCACGACCGAAGGTCGCCGCGAAGTCGGCCGATACCTGCATCAGATCGTGGGTCTGTTGGGTGACCTGCTCCATCGGTGCGCCGGTCGTCCGCAGCATGGCGCCGATGCCCGTGGCGTAAGACTCAAATGACTTGGTGGACAGCCGGATAGCGTCATCGGTGTCGTTGGCCCAGGCATGTACCTGGGCGGCATTCTGGCCGAAGACCTTGTCCGTGCCGCCGATGGCCTGTTCCAGATCGGCCGCAGCGTTGGCCACATTCTTGATCCCGCCGACCACCTTGTCGACCACGAAGGCGCCGGCGAACAGCTTGGTGGCCTTGGTGGCGAACGACTGGAACTTCGATGCGGTGGCGTTGAGCCCGGATGCCGCCTGGGCGGCGTCAACCAGGACCTTGACGTTCAGTGTTGCGCTGCCCGCCACGATGGTCGCCTCGCTTCCGGGTCTGTTCCTGCAGGACGTCGATCGCGGTCATGATCACTTCGTCGGGTTCGGACAGCCACTCGCGGACCGGGATGCGGGTGGCGATGGCGAGTTCGACGATCAGTCGCCCCCACTCGCCCCGTTGGTAGGGATCGCGTCTTCGTCGAAGTCGAAGTCCATCTGCGCGACGTTGTCCAGGAAGCCCTCGTAGGGCTGGTCGACCTTGCCCTCCCGGCGCAGCGCCGACCATGCGACGAACGACTCGAACCGCGACGGCGAGTCGCTGATCCCGCCCCAGGGTGGCTTCTGCTTCTTGGATGTCGTCTCGTACGCCACGTAGTCCCGCATGATGGTCCGCGCGGACAGCGTCGTCCCATCCAGCAGCTCGACGGTGACCTGGGCACTCTTCACTTTCTGCTCCTACTCGCCTGAGCCGTCCGATCGGGCGGCCACCTCATCCATCAGTTTCTGCAGTTCGTCCGAGTACACGTCCATCCACTGCGGCTGCGACTCCGCCGCGGCCCGCCGCAGGAACGGGCGGGCCCGCATCTTCCGGGTGCCGTACTCGACGAACTTCGCGTACCGGATCGATCCGCCGCCGGCCCGCACAACGACCCCCGACTGCCGTTGCGCGGGGCGGATACTGCCGGCCAGGGCGCCGGTCGCCTTCGGGGTGATCGGGACCGCGGCCCGGACGACGACGTTCCCGACCCGGACGTTCGCGGCCTTCATGTCCTTGACCTCGACGCCCGCCTTCCGCAGGGCCCGGGTCAATTTGTTCAGGCCCTTCACCTCGAGTCGGAAACCCTGGCCGGCCACCAGGATCAGGGCGTCCAGGCCGCGTTGCCCAGGACCGGGTCACCGACGATGTCGAACGTGAAATCCGACGTCAGGTCGTCCCCGTAGGCGTCGGCGCCGAACCGCAGCGGCAGCAGCGTCAGGGTGCCGGTCGCGGTCGTGCCCAACTCGGTCGACGGGGTGAACGTGAACTTCTGCTGCGACCCCTTCTCCGCCCAGGACAGGGCGAAGATCCCCGTCTCGTTGCCGGCGTCGACGTCGATGTTGCCGGTCAGCTGCGCGGTGAACGTGGTCACCCCGGCCCGCTCGGCGCCGCACAGCTTCGTCGTCGAGTCCGAGGTGTCGTTGGTCCACTCGATCGCGGCGTTGTTCACGTAGCAGGACACGTCGATCTCCGTGCCCGTCTCGCCGATCTTGAGGACCCCCGGGCCGAGCTGGCCGGTGTCGGTGGGCAGTACAGGTGCGGTCATGGTGTCTTTCTCCCTCGGATGCGTTGGGTCCAGGTGAGTTCCATCCCGGGCAGGGACGAGGTGCCGTCCGCGGTCAGCACGTCGACCGGGATCGCGGTGACCGGCGCGAACCCGAGCGCCGCGACGATCCGGTCGAGCTCGGCGGACAGGTTCACCACCGCGTGGGTCCGGTCGGTGTCCCCGGTGAGGACGGTGAGCTTGTAGGTGGTTTCGAAGTCGCCGCCGTTGAACCGCCAGGCCAGGCTGGTCAACTGGAGCAGGCAACCGGGCGGGTTCAGCAGTGCGTAGTCGAGGGTGACCCGGACCCCGGCCCCGGCGAGTAGGTCGAGGACCGGGGTCAGGGCGTCCATCAGGGTGGGTCGCCGTTGGGCGACGTCGATGCTCATCAGGCGACGCCGAACTTCACCCGGTACGGCTGCAACGCGGTCTTCACGCCGTCGAGCCAGTCCCGGGAGATCCGCAGCGCCACCCCGTCACCGGACCAGGCGCCGGTGATCCCGAACGTGGCGTCCTTCCGCTTGTAGGCCTCGACCAACGCCAGGATGCTCGCGACGGTGACCGGGGCGGGGACCGGTTCCGCCAGCGGGTCGGCCGCCGGCGAGTCCAGGTACTGGCGGACCTGGTCGACGACGGCGTCGGCGAGCTGCCCCAACCACGGCAGGTCCGGGTCGGTCGGGCCCAACGTGAGCCTGGCCGCGGCCTGCTCGACCAGGTAGCGGGGGTCACCGTCCCACGGCGGGGTGATCGGGGCGGTCACTGGTTCGCCGCCGCCTCTTCGTCGAGGAGCTGCTTCAGCCAGGTCAGCAGCCCGGAGCGGGCCCTGCCGGCCTGCTCGAAGGCGTGGACCTCCGAGAGCAGATCGGGATGCTCCTCGATGAACGCCTTCACGTCGTCGATGGTCATCGCGGCGACCTCGGACGCGGCCAGCGGGGCGGCCCCGCCGACCCAGCCGGTACCGGTCCAGGTGGCCCGCCCGGCGGCGCCGGCGGTGCGGGTCTGCACGTACTGACCCGTCGTCCAACCGGTCACCGGCGAGGCGACCACCGTCACCGGAGATCCGCCCTGCAGCGCGGCTAGCGTCGCCGGCGGGGTCGCTCCCGCCGGCGTCCAGGAACCCGGGATACCGGCCGTCGCCCCCGTGGCCGGGTTGGCGGTGACCAGACCCAGGATCTCGGGAGTCAGCGACTCGTCGTAGTAGCCGGGTGCCGTCATCGTTCAGTCGCCGATCTTGACGATCGCCTTGTGCTCGGCCGGCGGGACGTTGCCCGGGCCGGCCTCGGTGGTCGGCGGCTGGTAGCTGCCGAGCGAGGCCGCGACGGCGAGCTGCCGGCCGAGGAGCGACGGCTCGGTCGCGGACAGCAGCGGGTAGCGGTACGAGTACAGCTCGATGCCCTCCCCGTTGCCCATGAAGATGTCCTGATCGGTGATCCCGGGCGACACGATCACCCGCAGACCGGCGACGTTCAGCGCCAGGTCGCCCGGATTGGCGGTGCCCAGAGCGTTCGCCGGGTTCAGGCCCGGGAAGATCGGCCGGCCGGCGAGGTCGGTCAGCGACCCGAGCCGGGCCCAGCCGAGCGGGCCGACGGCCATCCAGTCGGGCATCCGGCCGGTCGCGGTGAACACCGCGGCGGCCCCATCGAAGATCGCCTTCTGCACGGTGGCCGCGTCGGCGCCGTCGGCCAGCGCGATCAGGTTGGTCGCCGCGGTGATCGCGGTGACGGT